TTTTCTTTAATTTCATTCCTGGCATTTTCATAATTTTATTGTACCTTTTATTCCGGTGGAGTGGGAAAAACAATTTTAGTTAAGTCTGTTTCACCGTCATAGGTTGCGGGTATATCTCTTAATTTTTGTCTATATGTAGCCCATTCTGCTTTTTTTGTGTCACTTAGTGGCGAGTCTGCTGACTGTGTCCAATCAGAAGCAATTAATAAACCATACCGTCTATCTTTTACAACTGTCCATATAGTCATACTAGATATTTCGTCTGATGTTCGTTGTACCATATTATACTCCTAATCCTTGTACTGTTATAATTGCATCTGATACTCCGCCATTACTACTTCCTGTTGGACCGTAATCACTAATACCATGAAACAACCAAGCGTAATATGTTGTATTTGGCAAAAGGTTTAATTTATGGCTTATTACAACAGTACCGAGAACATGATCACCAGCTGCTTTTACTATTGATTTTGATAATATAAAATCACTTGCTGTAGAAGATTGATATCCAGTAGCACTTGATGTTTGTCTAACCGCTATAGCAGTTAAATTTTCTGCACGACCGTCCCCATACAACTGTCCTGTTGCGTTTAAAGAGGCAGTTATAATAAATTGTTTTGTTGTACTAGAACTTGATGCAGCAGTCCAATTGGGTGTTGTCCATGCTACCTGAGCTTTATTACCCCCTGAGTCAGTTGGTATATGCACATAAGTGCTACCAGAAGCATGAAACGGACTACTTGACCAATAAGTGCTTAAATAATTATGCACATTTGTATCATCTGGAATTGCACTATCAAGAATACTATTAGATGAAGCTGTAGTTCCTACTGAACCTGATACTGACTTACCCGCAAGATTAAGTGAGCCTGCTACTATTCTATCTACGCTTAAATTGCCAGAAGTTATATTACCCGCACTTAAATTTGTTACAGTAACGTTTGTACCATTAAGTGTACCAGTAGTTATATTTGCTGCACTTATCTCCCCAAACACACCTGAATCAGAAGTTAAAGTACCATTTTGGATTTTATCTGCTGTTATTGTATTACCATCAATTTGTGTAGCAGTAATAGTTCCAGACTCAATTTTTGAAGCAGTAATGGTACCACCTGCTATATTAGCTGCAACAATTGTTCCACTTGCAATAGAGTCAGCTGTTACTGCGTTTGTTATAATTTTAGCTGTAGTAATAGCATCATCTGCAATTTCTGTTGTGCCTATAGTTCCGGTTGCAATTTTAGCGTTTGTTATAGTGTCATTTACTAATTTAGCATTAGTAATAATATTATCTGCAAGTTGAGCTCCAACAAGTTGTAATGTAGTCGCATTTACCGAACCTGCAAACGCACTAAAAACACCAGAAGTAGTTACGTGTCTAACCCAATAATAAAATTGTTCTGCAGGATCTACACTATCTGCCCAAACAATTGTTTCAGTAGTATCGTGCCGTACTGCGTTGCCCAAACTGCTGTCGCTTGAGCGCCATACTTCAGTATGTGCTAAGTTAGATATTTGTGGATTGTTCCAACTAACAATAATTTTAGTTTTACCCGCAGATGCCGATAGTCCAGTTGGCGTAGGTGGTATAGTTGCATCAGTAAAGACAGGAGGGGCTTGAAAATCTGTAACTCCTACTCCTGCATTAGGATCGAATGGGTTATCTAAAAGTTCTTCTGCTAAACCAGAATCTATAAGTTCACGTAAAGTAACAGCTCTATCTTTAGGATCCCCTCTACGCCCAAGACGTACTTCAAGTGCTTCTTTTACTGAGCTATAAAAAGCAGTAGCTTCGCGTTCATTCTTTGGTGGTGCTGGTATTGAAGGGACTTGAGTTTTACTAGTAGCCATTTACAACGCCCTTATTTCTTGAATAGACTCCGCAATACATACTTCATTAACTATTTTAGCTGATTCTATTTGCATTGCATATGTTCTATGTGTGCCGCTTGGTAACCTAACTACAGGTTCACGTATTGTTACCGCACTGAAACTAGGAGTACTACCTGTAACTGTGTAGACACTACCAGACGCGGCTATAGTAGCGTGGTAGATAAGAGCCCCATCCCCAAATACTTTAATAACTACAGGCCATGCTTCTGCATCTACCTTTACAAACGACATTGCTGCAGGACGTTCAGGTACAAACTCTTTAGTTTTCCAAATAAAAGTTTGATTAGTAGTACCACCTTGAAACTTTTTAACTACTCCATTACCACTACTAGGGTCAATAATTAAATACAGTTCGTTATCATCAGGATCAGTAAAACCACCTGAAGCATTAGTAGATGCAGTTTGAGTCAAAGTAGTAATTTGACGATCCCCGGTTCGGTTATCAAATATGAAACCCCCGTAGTTACTGCCACTTGTGTACAGCCCTACATAACGTCCCTCCCACAGGAACCCTTGTAATGAACTTGGATAATAATCTGCACGCCATTGAGCTGGAGAAATAATACCCTCCGTTACAACTTGTACGTCAGTACCTGTCGCAGCAACCAACCCGTCTGCGCCTGCATACAAAACGTAAGGTCCCATATCGACCATGGACCGTTTATTAAGACACGCCTGCGCGGCTTCAATTCTTATCGCACTCATAGACTGCGGATCAGTACCTATAACTACGTACGGTGTGCCTTTTGTACCTACAAATAACCCATTACCTGCCATTGCAATAGACACAATTTCTTCGTCTAGGGTAATACGGTACGTTACGGGCCAGGCATGCGGTAAGTAAGGCTCAGAAAAACATAAACGTTTACCTGAAAAACCTGCAAAAATACCATTTGGCATAGCCGTTAAACCCAACATTTGTCCGTTGGGATACAAAGAACTGTTCTCATCAGGTGGAGCAATCCAATATGTAGAAGGTATAAGCTCAGCTAGATTAGCATTAGTAGTAGAGTCAGTATAACTAGCAGCATTTAACGCCACTTGTGCCACAAACTGAAAAGTAGTTGTATTAGAACCTGTGTTAGAACGATATATATTTTTATGGGTTATGTTTGTATTACTTCTACTAGTACCACTACCTGCACTTGTGCTCATATTGGCTACAGTTACGGTTTGTGCATCTACTTTACTAAACACGGTAGAAGCAGCGGACGGCGGTCCTTCTTCACCAAACCCTGAAACGAAAGTATAGATATATGAAGTACTGTATTGCGTTTGAGTGCCGTCATCTGATCCGGAGGCTATACTTGTAGTTATAGTATTTTCAGGAGCAGGTATACCTAGCCTGTAAAAACTACGTGGGTACGCTCCCGATCCACTAGCAATTAATTCTGTAGAACTTCCCATTTTAGGAAAGGTGTCACCTGACCAATATAAACGTGCATTAGCATCATCAGGTATTGGGGCAGGCTGTGCATTTACATCATTAGCAAATTCAAACCAGTAATCACTCCCACCAAAAGTGTATTTATAAATAGAAGTTCTACCTGCAGCATTTAGAGTAACTGTAGTACTGTTGTCAGTAATAGGCACTAATCTACCACTATCTAACACTACATCTTGAGCGGTCTGTGCAATATTATCCGCAAGTAAACGAGGTGAAATTTGTGGGGCAATACCTTTAAATGTAATTAGTTTATAGTACATTAACCTTCCAGTAACAAGTCTCGTAATCGTGTGCTTCTAGGTCCAACTTGTCTACTCCATTTTGAATCTAACATTTGCACTCCAGCTTCTTCCCAATTTGCTACTTCCATAGCTGCTAGAAATTTTTTAAACCCTAGCAATCTGGATAATCCTAAATTAAAACACATATTAATCATTACTCGTTTTCTAGCATCAGTTAAGTTTTTAAACCAAGAAAAAGTATTTTTTAATTCTGCTACACAAATGTCGATGTCATTACTAAGTAAGAAATCAGATTCTTCATCAGTAATACCACGTTCCTCAATATTTCGCCCACAACCCAGAGTTAAAAACCCAGCGCTGCATTCGTAAGGTAAAAGCACAACTCCTTCATCGCGTTTTAATTCCTCTATTAGTTTTTCTCTATTCATCTTTATTTCCAGTATTACTTGCACCAAAGTAAAAAGAAATAATAGCACTTGCAAGCCCTCCAAGGTATCCCAGGACTAAGTTGATCAATGCTTCACTGTTCTGCTCTGGAGGTTGGACGGTGATTAGAAATATGTAACCCATAAACCCACCCACTACAGTTAAGCCCATAATTCTAGAGGTCCAATCTTTAGAAAACTTTGATCTTGCGTCTTGGATATCTTTAGTTTCGAGCTCAAATATATCTACTTCTAATTCAGCCATTTGCACTTCAAACTCTTTTTCAGCTTTTTTAAGCTCTAGCATTTGCTCTGGAGTAGCATTTTGTACTGCTTTCTCTATAGCTTTTGGGCTATTGTCACAACCTAGTACTTTAGCAACAACATCTCCTGCCATGTTTCCCATTGGTCCAGCTAATGCAGACCCAAGCGTAGGTGCTACTGCCCCTATAATATTTTTTAAAAATCCTAACTTTGCCATATATATATCTCCTAAAAACGTGTGTAATAGGCTACTACACCTACCCCTGCAGTAATTAAAGTCCAAACAAATCGTTCTGTAAAGGCTAAACTATTTTGATACCTAGCTGTTTTAGTTTCTACCTCATCTAAACGAGACTCTAGCTTATCCAATCTAACAAAAAAACGGTCATTTTGCTTTAATACAGTCGCAACTCGTTCTTCTATTCTAGCTATAGATACAATGGCTTCAGTTAGTTTATCTAACTTATCCTCAATTTTTTCTAACCTACGTAGTTGGGTTGGTTCCGCCATCTTGTAACTCTTTTATTTTATCTTCAGCTATGAAGGATTTAATTTCACTTGATATATAAAACTGAGCTGCTTGAGTCTTCTTTAGTTGGTAAGACTGCTCCGCAATCTCTGTTTGTAATTTTACTAAAGTATTAAACCCATCTATAGCCCGTGGGGTTAAATCATCAATTGCGTATGTTTTACCATCAAATGTTACTGTTTCTATTTTCTTCTTTCCTTCGGTCATATCAATTACTCCTTAATTGTAAAAAATTATGCGTCCTCTAGTGTTTTTATTCTTGCTTCTAATTCTTGGATTGCTTTAATTAATACTGGCACTAAATTTTCATATTCTACCATCCATTTACGATCAGAATCGTTATCAACTTCTAGTGTTTCTTTATCTCTAGGTGCGTTTATTATGTGTGGAAAAACAGATATTAGTTCTTGCGCTATCGCACCTGTCCATTGCCCTCTAGCGTTTTTATTATTATATGATTGGTCTTTCGGGTCATTCCATGT